GGCTAACGTAATTGATGGTGGCGGTACAGGTAGTTCTAACGCCTCCATTCTGCTTTCTGGCTGGGGTGACGACACAACCTTCATGATCTACCCGAAAGGCTCTACTGCCGGGTTGCTCTATGAAGATAAGGGCGATGTTCGTGAATTGTATGACTCGGCTGGCAACGGCTATGAAGGCTACACTTCATACTTCGAATGGAAGGTTGGTCTGGCAATCAAGAATTGGCAGTATAATGTTCGTATTGCGAACATTGATACGACCACTGCTGGTTTGCTCGGAACGACTCCTGCCGATTTGAACGTGCTGATGGCCGAAGCTGTGTTGAAAGTTCCTACTCTTACGCGGCGTTCTTCTGGCATTACCGAAACTGACGCTCCTGGCGACCCAGTTCCTGGTATTAGTCCAGCATGGTATTGCAACCGTACTGTTCGGGCTGCTCTGGATATTCAGGCAATCCGTGATAAGAACGTGTTGATTAGCATGAAAGAGTATGCTGGTGAGCCTGTAATGTTGTGGCGTGATATTCCTATCCGTGTCGTTGATGCGCTGGTGAATACTGAAACCGCAGTAGCATAATTCAACCTTTTAGGGAGTACACACTATGGCTTTTCAAGATTATACTGGCGGTTCAAATTTCTCGACCGCACAGGCGATTACAACCACGGCAGACAGCACGAATATCTTTGACGTGACTGGTGCTGGTGTTGGTTCTGCTCCAAGCATGATTGGTGCTGGTGGGCTTAATACTGCAATGGGCATTGACATCGGGGCTGGTGATTCCAGCGAACGGCCAGAGGTTCTGGTTACGGTGACAACTGCTGGTACTGGTGCTGGCACAATTACCTTTACGTTGAAGGCTGCTCCTGATAGCGGTTCTTATACGGAAGGCACTTATACTGTGATTGAATCAAGTGCTGCGTTTGTTGGTACTGCATTGGTTGCTGGCACACAAATTAAGTTGCCGGTTCCGCCAGTTCCATCGACCTTCACTGGTTTGCCTCGTTTCTACAAGATGACCTATACCGTGAGTGGCTCTGCTACTGCAACGGTTACGTCTAACCTGTCTATCAACCTGTCGCAGCTCAAATCGCCTAAGAGCTACGGTTCTAACTTTGTGGTTGCAAGCTAGTATACTGAAATGGTGGTGGGGGATATTGTGTCCTCCACCATCGAATAAACAACACTATTGAGGTATTAAATGACACAGCTTTTTGCATTTCCTCCACGCGGTCAAGCGCAATTGAATATCCCACAGGATGTTCCAGTTTACAAGGTGGGCGAAGGTCAATTTTACGCTGATGATGAATTATTCCCTGCTGGTGCTATTATCATTTGGCCTGATGCGCCTAATGCTTCGCTTGAGCCTATGAATGAGTTGGCTCGTGAAGCCTTGATTGCGTTCTATCAGAAGATGGACAAGCTAGGCATGGCTGCGTCTGAAAAGACTGGCAAAGCGTATGTGAAGCAGGAAGATGCTTTCCATGCACAATACTCACATGCACAGAGTGATGTTCGCAGAGCGCGTCAATTGAATGGTGCTGATGACCATCAAATTCTCGGTGCGCGTCGTGGCCGTCCTCGTGCAAGCAAGGTTGACCAGCCAGCGGTAATTGCTGGTGAAGTTAAGTCTCCTCGTGGGCGTGATGAAGTAAATGGCGCGATGGGTGTTGGGTAATATGACAGAGCAAGAAACAGCTCGTTACTTGTTGCTTGCTCCATTCCATACTGCGGATGGTGAGTTGGTAGATGCTGGCCGTGAAGTTTATCATGACGGTGAGCCTAACCATTTTATGCAGCCGTTGAATCCTAGTGCTGTTGCTGCACATACCGCTTTCTTGGCTAAGTGTGACGGGCTGCCTCGTGCGCCTAAATTCATAAGAGTGAGAGAGTGATGACAGGCAAAACGAAGTGGATTAAGCCAGAATCGGCAAAAGAAGTAGAGACTAAGGTAGTCGCTGATACGCATAGCGATAATACGTTTAATCGACCTACGGTTAAAGGCATGATGCACAAAATGTTTGGCGTTAAGGAGTAATAGTTATGGCACGTCCTGAAAAAATGTATAGCAAGTCCCCTGAATTGAAGCGCGATGAAGGTGGGAAAATGTCGGTTGGCGTTGCGAAAGCTCCTACGTCTGATGCGCCAGAGCAGAAAGATATGGGTATTCCACCTGCTGCTCGTCATGCAATGGAACGTCTTGACTTGCATACCAAGCATGAACGTGAACATCACATGCACGACCATGGCAAACATGGTGGCAAGAAGGAAGTGCATGGTCGTCATGCTAAAGAAATTGCTGATATGCACAAACGCCATGAAAAAGAATTGGGCGTTAAATAATTTAACCGGAGGTTTACGTCATGGCTAATACTGCTCTTAATGGCAATGAAATTGTTTATGTGCAAGGGCAAGACCTTGCAGGACATCCGGCCGCTATTCAATACCCTGTAACCACATGCGCTCTTGCTGGTGCTGGTTCAGAAGTTTGCACAGCGCAAGTCAATCGTGTGTCCAGCACAACGCTGACGACTATTACTGGCCTTACTGCTGCACTGCAAGCTGGTGGCAAGTATATCTTCCGTGTGCATATTACTGGTGTATCTACGGCGAACAGCGGTGCTAAATTTGCTGTTGGTACAAGTGATACGTTGACAGCCACGTCATTCACATGCACTGGTGAAAACTACAACGGCACAACGACCAATGCTCGAAGCACAACGACTACGTTTGGTGCTGCTGTTGGCGCTGCTACGGCTGTATTCGGTGATGCCTTCTTAGAGGGTGCGATTGTAGTTAATGCTGCTGGTACGTTGGTGGTGCAAATTGCTCAAAATGCTAGTCATACTGATACGACAAGTGCCTATGTTAATAGCGATTTGATGTTGTTCCGCGTAGCATAAGAGGTATTGGTTATGAAGGTGCTTCCCAACATGGTCAATATGGCAAGAAAGCCAGAAGATTATAAGGATAACTGTCCTAGCCCTGTGCCGGAAAACACTTATCCTTATGGGTTGTGTATTAGCCTTACTGATGTTGAATTGGCTAAACTTAATCTTGATGATGATGGTGTTGAAGTTGGCGATATGGTGCATTTGTTCGCTATGTGCAAAGTTACCAGTGTATCTAGTAATGATACGGAGGCTGGTAAAAAGATGCGAGTGGAATTGCAGATTACCGACATTGCAACGGAAAATGAAGATGATGAAAACGAGGCTGTTGATGAGGCAGAAGATGTTAAGCCTTCTCTGCCAGCCTTAAAGACTCGTAATCCGTACAAGTATTAACTAGGCGTGTCTAACGCCATTGGAGGCGGACGTGCCATCGGTTGTTGATTTAGTTAATCGGGCATTATTAGGCATTGGCGCAAGAGCCAATGTATCTGTAATGACTGAAAATTCCACAGAATCCAATGCTGCATCTATTCTGTTCCAACCTACGTTTGAGCAATTAGGACGCACTGCAAATTGGAATTGCTTACGAAAGCAAGCGACCTTAACGCTATTAAAAGCGGCTGCTGGAACGCCTGAAAATTCAGACGGCACTGTATTGCCAATTCCTCCTCAGCCTTGGCTGTATGAATACGCTTATCCTACCGATTGTTTGCGGATGCGGTATGTATTGCCCACCTTTATTCCTGCATCGGAAACAACATCACCATTATTTCCTGTAGCCAACTCGGCTGCGGCTACTTATTCTGGCAGTGGTGGACAGATACCATTCGCCGTCAATTATGATACGGATACGTTTGGCAATCCTTATGTTAGTATATTAACTAGCGTTGCATCTGCTCAGGCAGTTTATACGGTTAATGCTGCAAATCCTAATATATGGGATTCACAATTTCAGGCCGCATTTGTGGCTGCCCTTGGTGCTTTTCTTGTAACACCATTATCTTTAAGTATGCCTCTTATGCAGATGATGGCACGTTCTGCTGATAGGCAGATTGCCGATGCTAGAGCAAGTGATGGTAATGAAGGTTATCAATCGCAGAATAGAGAGGCTGACTGGATTGTTGCCCGTGGTGGCAATCACAGTGTAAATGGTATGTTCGGCTATGGCAGTAGCTATGATTCAATGTCGTGGCCTGTATGGAGTGGTGCATAAAGCATGTCGTATCAGACAATCCAGAATAGCTTTGTCGGCGGTGAGATTAGCCCATCAATCTGGGGGCGCACTGACTTGGCTGCTAAGTGGCATACTGGCGCGTCAACCATGCGTAACTTCTTTGTCGGTTATCGTGGTGGGGCTTATTCACGCGCTGGATTAGCTTATGTCGGCAAATGTAAGCAAGCTGGAACATCAAGTCCGCCTCGTGATATTCCATTCCAGTTTAACGTCAATCAAGGCTATGCGCTTGAATTTGGCGACCAGTATATGAGAATTAAGCAAAGTGGCGCGTATGTAACTGAATCCACCAAGGCAATTACAGGTGCAACAAAGGCCAATCCGTGTGTATTAACTATTGCTGGACACGGATATGCTACTGGCGACTGGATTTATATATCTGGTGTTGGCGGTATGACAGCATTGGATGGTCTTGCATGGATTGTTTACGATGCGCCAGACGTTAATCATATTCGTATTACTGATTTATTTGGCGCACTTGTTGATAGTACAACGTGGAACACTTACACATCAGGCGGAACAGCGGCAAGAATATATACGATAGCTACACCCTATGCCGCCGCTGACTTGCCGTATTTGAAATATACGCAATCGGCTGATTCGATGACGCTATGTTGCGTTAATCAGGAAACACTGACAGAGTACCAGCCTTATAGTCTTACACGCACTGGTGCGGCAAGCTGGACGCTCACAGCATTATCTTATGCCTCATCCATAACTGCACCAACAGGAATTGCGACAGCATCACAAAGCAGTACAACATTGTCAACATGGTATAGCTATGTTGTCACTGCCGTATCACAATCTGGTGAGGAAAGTGTTGCGTCTGTTCCGGGGGCAGTTGAAAACAACGATATTGCTGTTTACGCTGGTTCAAATACAATAGGCTGGTCGCCTGTTGCTGGTGCATCATATTACCGCATCTATAAAGCAACACCATCATACGGTGTTCCTGTTGCATCTGGTGTTAATTACGGATTCCTTGGAACTGCGTTTGGCTCGTCATTCTGTGACACGAATATCACTGCTGATTTTACTACCACGCCGCCATTACATAGTGACCCATTCGCTCGTGGTGCAATTACTGATGTTAATCCTACTGCTGGCGGGGCTAATTACACGCAAGGAACCATTGGTTACACTATAACCACTGGCACTGGAACTGGATTTTCAGGCACGCCAGTCGTTATTTCTGGTGCTTTCACATCATTCATTATTGAGAATGGTGGTAGTGGGTATATTGTTGGTGACACGATTACGATTACAGATAGTGCGATTGGTGCTGGTGCTACAGCGACACTGACTATTGGCGAAGAAACTGGAACATATCCTAGCGTTCCATCATATTATCAGCAAAGAAGCGTGTTTGCTAATACGTTGAACCAGCCAGACACATATTGGATGAGTAGGTCTGGTGCTTACAATAACATGGATTCCGCCATTCCAACTATTGCGTCTGATGCTATTATTGGCACTCCTTGGGCGCAACAGGTTAATGGCGTGCAGTTTATGCAACCCATGACGAGTGGATTGATTATTCTTACTGGCGGTGGTGCATGGTTGTTAAACGGCGGCACTGCTGGTGCTGCGGTGACACCATCGACACAGCAAGCGACAGCACAAGCATTTAATGGTTGCTCACCTATTGTTCCGCCATTGCTAGTTAATTATGATTTGCTGTATGTTCAGCAGAAGGGCAGTTTAGTCCGCGATTTAACGTACAACTTCTTTACCAATGTTTACACTGGTGTTGATATTACAATTTACTCAGCACATTTATTTAACGACCACAAGATATTACAATGGTGCTACGCAGAAGAACCATTTAAGATGGCATGGGCTGTTCGTGATGATGGTGCTTTACTTTCAATGGCATTTCTCAAAGAACAGGAAGTCAATGGATGGTCGCGTCATGATACTAATGGACTATGTGTTGGTGTATGTTCGATAACTGAACCGCCAGTGGATGCAGTCTATGTGATTGTGAAACGGTATGTTAATGGTGGATGGCACTACTATTCAGAGCGCATGGACAATCGTAATTGGTCAAGTGCAGAAGATTCATTTTGTGTTGACGCTGGCCTTAAATATCCTCAAACATATCCTGCCGCGACTTTGACTGTTTCCGCTGCTAGTGGCTCAGTAACAATGACGGCAAGCAGTGCTGTATTTTCTGCTGCTAACATTGGCGATGTTGTGCGTGTTGGTGGTGGAATTATTACGGTTACAGGCTACACATCATCAACCATATTAACGGGAACAACCACAGTTACCATTACCGATACAATTCCGAATGACCCAACTAATGCTCCTGTTCCCGCTGTTGCAAACAATTGGTCAATATCGACACCAGTTACAACGGTAAGTGGACTTAATCATTTGATTGGCAAAACGGTCGCTATTGTTGCTGATGGTGGTGTTGTATCAAATCAGGTCGTGAGCCAACTAGGGCATGGATTAGTCGGTATTACGTTGGCATATCCAGCATCATCTATTGCTGTTGGGCTTCCATTCACGGCACAATTACAGACTATGTATCTTGACCCAGCCGGACAGCCTGTAACGGTACAATCAAAGCGTAAGACTATATCTTCGGTTGCTGTTCGGCTCGAAGCAAGCCGTGGATTGTTTGTGGGAACAAACCAGCCAGATGCGTCAATTCAGCCACATGCTGATGATGTTGTGTGGAGTTTAGACGACCTTAAAGAGATTAAGCAGTATGGCGCATCTATTACCGCAGGACAACCAATACCGCTTTACACTGGCGATTACTTCATCAATGTGCCGAGCAATTGGGATGTTAAGGGGCAGATTGCTATCCAGCAAAGCTATCCGTTGCCAGCCAATGTATTGAGCGTTGTAGCTTACTACAATGTAGGTGATTCCGTTGGCTGATATTCGCGTCATTGATGCAAGGCCGGAACATGCTGTTTCTCTTGCTAAAACCATGCGCGAAACTGACGTGCTTGAATTAAAACGTCTTGGCTATACACCATATCAAGGGTTAATGCTCTCGTGTAGGTCATCAATCGTTAAAAAGACGGCACTCATTGACGGCGTTGTTGTTGCGATGTTCGGTGCTTCTGGTGATTTGTTATCACCAGCCGTTCATCCTTGGTTGCTATCAAGTGATTGTGTGGCCAAATATCCATTGGTAACGGCAAGTATTTATAGAAAAGAAATCAAAAGTATGGTAAAGATATTTGGTGTGCTTAATGGATTCGTGCTTGCAAGTTATGAGAATTACCTTCGGTTATTGAAACTCGTAGGATTCTCGATTAGCGCGCCGGAAGCATACGGAAACAATGGCGAATTGTTTTGTCGTTTTGAAATGAGGGCATAATGACAATTACTCTCAGAATGGCGGATAATGTTGAAGATTTTGACAAGATATTGTTCTGCGCTCAAAGCATTGGCATACGGTATCAATACGGAATTGTTGACTTAGAGCCATTAAGTGTTAGCTTTGTTAATGCGATTAAACGAATAGCTATTCTGGCTAATTTTCACGCCATTATTGCAGAAGATGAGTCTGGTGCTTGTGTTGGTGGTCTTGGATTCTTAATCTCTGACTATATTCTCATGCCAGAAAAAAAGGTGTTTGAAGAATTGTTTTGGTGGTCTGGCGTGCGTGGAACGTCTGGTGCAAGACTTCTGCTACAAGCAAAAAGAGTTGCTAAAGATAGTGGGTGCTTCAAGATGATTCTACATACACTTGATGGCGAGGACAAAACTGAAGCATCACGGGCATATACTGCCATTGGTGGAAAATTAGTACAACTAACTTATATGGTGGGTTTATGTTCGCAACCAGTACATTAGCGGCAATTGGAACAGCTATATCTATTGCTAGTGCTGGCATTGGTGCTGTTGGGGCTATGCAACAGGCTGATGCACAGCGTCAATCTGCTGAATTTAATGCTAAAGTAGCAGAGAATAATGCAAAGGTTGCACAGCAGAAAGCAATTTCTGCGTCACAAGCTGGTGAGCAACAGGCCGCGATTAAGGAGCAAGAAACACGCAGCAAAGTTGGTGCTATGCTTGCGGCGCAAGGTGCTTCTGGCGTTGATGTTAATACAGGATCTGCCGCGAAAGTAAGAGTTGGAGAGTCGCAGTTAGGCCACATGGATGCAATGACCATTCGCTCCAATGCGGCAAAAACCGCCTATGGTTATCAAACAGAAGAAACCAACTTCCAGAATCAAGCGTCAGTTGATAAGGCTACGGCTTCAAATGCACCGATTGCTGGTGCTATCAGTGCTGGTGGCGCATTATTAGGTGGATTAGGTAGCGCATCAAGCAGTTGGGCTAATTATAAAAACAAAGCTGGCGGGATGGAGGCATAACATGGCTAATAATGTTGATTATAGCGGAGTGCCAACAGTAAATCCAACTCTGGATGGTGGAGCGTCATATTCCAATGTGCGTGCCACTTCAGATGCCTTTGGCGGGCAGATTGGTGAGGCTATTAGTGGTGCTGGCAAGACGCTACAGGGTCTTAGCAACGAAGCTATGGATTATGCCACAAAGGTTGGCGCACAAGCTGTAGAGGCATCTGCTGATGATAAGATAGTGAATGGATTTGTTCCTGCTGCTGCGAAGTTACGCGCTGACTTTTATCAGCTTAAGGGTAAAGATGCTTTAGCTGGTCAAGACGCATATATTAATAATCTGCAAGCCCTGCGTGAACAATACACAAGTACGGCACGCAATCCTTATGAAAAGCAGTTGCTTAATGGCTACATGGTCAAACATGCTGCCAATGAAGTTGATGGTGCAATCCGATATGCCGATAATGAAAACACGACCTACATTAAAAACATGGGAACGGCGTTTCTTGGCATGACAAGTAATCAAATTGTAGATAACTATAACAATCCTGCCGAGGTTGATAGACTGCGTGAGACTGGCTTTGCTAAACATACGATGATGCTGCATGACCAAGGAATCAACCCAGATACAGATGAAGGAAAGATTGCCATTGACCAAGCTAATCGTGAATGGTTTGGCAAGTCAATCGAAGGTGGAATCCAGCGTGCATTAGCAAATAATGATACAAGAACAGCTAGCACGCTTTATGCACAGAATAAAAATTATATCGGCGGTGTGCAACAAATCCAGATTGAGAAAATGCTGCATAGTGAAACCACAAAACAGTATGCGTCTGATTACCTTGCCGCGACAAAAAGCGGACAGATGCCGCCTCCGCAGCATGACGGATTTAGCGCACAAGAAGCAAGAGCCACAACAATTGATGTAGCCAAAAGCTCTGGTGTTGACCCAAATCATGCGCTAACCGTATTGCGTCTTGAAACGTCTGACGGGCAAAATTTAGGTACTCGTGGAGACATTGGGCAGACAGGTAAACCGGCAAGTGATTTACACGGACAAGCCGTTAATATGATGGATGAGTTGAAGAAGTCGCAACAAGTTGCAGATAATGCTCTTGGCAGACCAGCATTAGGATGGGAGCAATACGCCTGTTATCAGCAAGGTGAAGGTGGTGGGGCAGCCTTACTAAAAGCAGCAAATGATGACCCGACAGCAAAAGCAACAGATGTGTTACGCCCGTTATACAAAAACAACTATGACGCTACGACAGCAATAACTCATAATGGCGGTAATGCTAGCATGACTGCTGGACAGTTTCTTGACATGATTAAGCAAAAATATAGTGTTGCTGCGTCACAGTCTGCAATGTCGGATGCACAAGATAAACCTGAACCTGTTCCTAATCCAGAAACACCAGCGGGAATACAAATTACACAGCAACACGCTGAAACGGTTGATAATACAAAGAAACAAGCCCCTATATCACTACAAGATGGCGTGACTCCGCTTGACAAATTAATGAAGTTTAATGATTACTACAATGCAACGTCATCAAGGCAGGATATGTTTGAGGATATTTAAGGCCAGCGTCAACACACGCACAATACGAAGGTTGGAAGTTTAACATGACGCAGGCTGTGGCTAAATTAGCGGCAGACCCACACCTGACATCATTAGACCAAGTGCCTCAAGAAATGAAGGATGCTTTGCGGGATAATCCTGTGCAGCAACCATTTCTGCTAAATCGCATAGATTATAATCTGAAAAATCCGGCACATATTGTCTCTGCTGATAAGGCAAGTTATGGTAACGGATTTTATGAAACGGCAAAGAAGGTTTACCTTCCGCCGTCAGACCCAAACGCTATTACGACTACAGAACAACTTATGAAGGCAGAGAACGATGGATTGCTAACAAAGGCTGGTTTTGACAGACTAAGCACAGAGATGAAATCCGCTGGAACTCCTGATGGTGCTGCTGTTGCTAAATCGAAATCAGACTTGTTTTCTCGTGCCAGAGGTGCTATTGTCGGTGCTGCTTATGACCCAGTTGGAGAAAAGAAGTACGATAACTGGATGGCTCTTGCATTATCTGATTATGACATGGGTATTGCAAACGGCAAAACACCAGCACAATTACTAACGCCAGATAGCCCAACTTATATCGGTAAGACGGTTGATATTTTTAGACGCTCAATGGAAACACAGAACAAAGATATTGCTAATGCTGCAATGCAAAAATCAATGACAGATGCGGTAAAGACTACATTTAGTGGTGCAAAGAATATGCAAGAGATTGTTAATATCGCTAGGCACTCTATAGCTTCCGGCATGGATGAGCAGAATGCGCGAGAGATGGGAAAAGAACAAGCTGTGAAACTAGGATTGTGGAAATATCAAGATGATACTCCACCAGCACCAATGTCTAAATAACAGGACTCATTATGGCATTTACTGCAATCAATGAAGATGATGATACTGTTCCTACTCAAGCAGTGCAAGAGCCTGTGCCACAAAGCACGCCAGATGACATAAATCTTGGTGATACTGGAATCACGCAACAGCTAGAAACACAGGCAGTTAAAAAGCCATACGTTAAGTCCGATTTTGACGTTATGTATGATAGAGAAATGGAGCGGCAAAATCCAGAAAATTTAAGTCCGATACAACGTGAATTAAATCCGTTGACGCATATTGGCGACCCGCTCTATATGTTCCGTACTGATGAACAAGAAAAACAGTTGCATCCCACACAGCGTATGGATGCCAGTTTTATTGGACGTGGCATGAAAGCTATGGGCGAAGTGTTTTCTTCCCCAGTTGATATGGATGAACAAACGGTTAAAGAACTGACGGACTTGGGTGTATTCCATGACGTTAAAACAGCACAAGAGGACTTTAACCAAGCATATAATAACGGTGTGGTTGTTCCGTTTACAACGAAATTCATGGCGCAAAGCATGGCAGAAGCTGCGATACGCATTGGTTATGGAGCGTTTGCTGTAGCCAGTAAGCCATTTGCCGCTGCTACACATGCTATTGGTGCAGCTACACAAGACCAGTCCATTGAGGATTTTCTTAATGTTGAGGCGATGACTCCACGATCAGGTGTTCATGCTCCACCAAAAGGAGAACCGTTCATTGTTGACGCTCGACCAGAATCGTTGCAAGCATTACATGCAGAAGCATCTGATATTCATGATGTTGCACGTCAAAAGTCGCCAGAAACATTTGCTCAATACGACAAATTGACAGAAACAAAGAATGAGTTGCAAGCAAAGTTAGCCGACTTGCCGCCAGAAGAACATGCACCCATTGAACAGCAAATTAGAGATGTTAATTCTGATATTCAAGATATTACGCCAGATGTTAAGGCGGCGTATCGTGATGCAGAAGATGTAATGAAGCCAGAAGAAGCGGTGGATAAGGTTGATAATACTGCGAGTAATCCAGTAGAAGCAGAAGCTAAGATAGCTGAGACAGCCCCAATTGAGGCTCAGGCACAGGTTGCGCCAGAGGTTGCCGAGGTTATTAATCAAGGTCGCCTGAACATCATTAGCGACTTCACGCAACGGGCTGTTACCGCTGGTGAAACGCCAGATGTTGCACATGCTGTCGCACAGTTAGAGGCAGCACGTTACGAAACCCTTGCTAAACAATACGGCATGTCAAAGGGTGATGCAGAAGCAATGTATCGCAAATTCAGTGCGGATATTGTTGGCGGTAAAAAAGAAGCACCAATCAAGGCTACAGATAATGCTAAAGCTGCTGCTGCCGCAGAACCAGTAAAGGCAACAGAAACGCTTGCGCCAAAATCAGATGTAAAATTACCTGCTGCACTATCGAAAGCTGCGCCAACATATAGTTACGGAAAAAAGAAGTTTCAGC